ATTTGGTTTGAGAACTACGCTAAGTGTGAGCAGGTTCTTAGGTCTGATGCGCTGCTTGTTATCTACGACAACCCAAAAGATGTTCACATGAACTGCACTCAATCAGATCAAGCGAGTTCGTCCATACGCCCAAGGGCAAGACCGGAGGGTTTGAGTGATGGGTGATGAGGCACTAAACCTACAGCAAAAGGCAGAACTTACCTTCCTCAGAAACGAGGTGAACAAACGAGAGTTCGAGGCCAACCTAGTTGTCCCGCACCCTAACGTACAACAAGACCTTCAACGTGCCAGAATTGAGTTGCGTGAATACACAAGCAAGCTCAGGATGCAGGGCATAAACATATAGGGAATAAAAACCATGACGAACATGACGCGAGGTCAGATACTAGACAAAGCTAAACAGTATGTGACGGAAGACAGGGCATCTGATCACGGTAATATGGAGGATAACTTTGAAACCATAGGTGCTTACTGGTCGATACATTTGGGCGTCCATGTGAGTGCCGTAGATGTGTCAGTCATGATGTCCCTGTTAAAAGCAGCCAGAATAAAATCAAACCCAGAGCATATAGATAATTGGGTAGATGGATGCGGTTACTACAGTTGTGGTGGAGAACTTGCCACTAGGAAATAAAAAATGGAGTGAAGAACATGGAAGTGCAATTAAGAAACTACCTTAGAATAAAACAACTCAAAGCAAACATAAAAGTATTTTTGACGGTGAACGGCTTCTCGCCTGAAGAGAGAAAAAAGATATCAGAAAATCCTCATCAGTATCAATGGAAGGGTTTTGAATATGAAGACGCGCCATTCGGATTAAGAATTCTACCAGAGGGTCAAATGAGATTGGCTGCTAAATACGGTGGTGGCTTATTTATTTCCTTGCATACCATCAAGGAAAGGATGAAGTCCGGCAACATACAAAAAACTGTTACAGATAAAGCCATGGAAGCGACAGAGCTGTATGCATCAACAGAGCTGAAGCGCGCGTTCCCATCCATGTTTTGGTACGTCACGTCAAGCCTTGGCGGTGGGGTGTCCGCTAATCTACAAAGGTCTTACATGTCAGATGTCGATGTTCATCTGCCAGCCACATGGGCAAAGAAGATTTATGATAAAGGCATCGCACTAGTAAGGGCTGGTGATGGCATGCGGTTCATCATGAACTCTCAAGAGCGTAAATTATCTCGCATTAACGATGATGGCATCAGGGTTTGGTCAGTCGTAGCAATGAAGGTCAAAGGCAAGAAACCAGATATCGAAGCTGGTTGGGTAATGAGGTACGAAACCTCAGATGGTGCCATACTATCTTATCAAAAAGAATTCTCCCGTTGCGAAAGTTTGCTACGCAGAAGAATAAAGGATACTGTAATGAAAGAGTTGATGAATTGAGCGATCTAAAAAACGATGTGGGTTCAGACATGGATGATAAATTAGGTCACGAAGAGATACTAAAAATCTTATCGTCCATGCCTGAACAGGCATCCCCTCATGAGGTTACCGCGTTAATCACAAACATCATTCTTGCATACAACCTTCAAGGCGAGTGGTATATGATAGCTCACATGACCCATGACACACTAAATGAAATAGCCAACATGAATGGATACAGTACTATTCATTAAAAAAAAGACCACCCGAAGGTGGCCTAAAGTTCAGAGTGGAGAACATTGCATTCTAAAGCCATGTGCGAACATATAGAAGCGGAGCAATGTACTGGCACAAGATGTAGCATCACCACAAATAACCGTCAACATCAGAATGGATATTCATCATCCACTTCAGTGTATGGGGTTGGTGCATCCAGTATGGGATCGGGGACATACTTCTTATAGGTCGATGTCGGAACATCAAACTCAAGGTTGGTATCACCTTGCTTGCCTATCCAAGAGAACCGACACTTCCACACATGAACCTCAGAGACCCTAGACCCTGATGGGTTTGGTCTATGAACCGTTAGGCCAACGTCAGCCTTTGCGAACCAAGCCGCACTCCCTGATATGTCATACCCCTTTGGTGCTGGCACCTTGCCAGTGTGATCCCGCATCATCTTGGTGGGATGCGCAACAAACCAGAGGTGTATGCCATGGGACTGAGCAAACACACGAAGCCTAGTCAGAACTTCTGATATCCAATCAGTCTCGCTTATGTCTCCATTCTTTTGAATGTAATTGTAAGGGTCTATGATAGCGCCCCTGATGCCATGCCGCATCACGGCAACCCGCAACCTTTCGATGATGCTTTCAACAGAGGATAGCGATCCGTCAGCTTGGTAAAGAAAAGAAAAGTGCGATTGAACAAAATCCTTACCGACAGTCAGCTCGTCCTCGGTCATCCTCTCTGTTGCACCTTTAAAGAATGGCTTGCGTGTGTACTTGCTTATCAACTTTGCGATGTGAATGCGTGGCTCATTTTCAAACGAACAGATTGCAAACTTCCATCCAATGTTCTGTGCCATGTTCACCATGATCTGATCTATGAACTCTGACTTACCTGATGATGGATGTCCCGTCACAACAGTGAGCTGACCTGTGACAATGGTGTATAGTTCATCGACATTGTCGTACCCAGTACTCTCGCCCCGGCCCATACCTTTTTCGTAGATGTCATCTATCTCTTCATAGAAATGGGATGCATCAAATAAGCCTGCGATGGGCCATGCCTTTGCGCCGACGATGATTTCATCAACAGCTTCCTTGCCATGCTTCATCAATACATCATTGGCATCCTTGCAACCCTCTGGGTACTCAACCTTGAAGCACCTGTCCTTCCCTATACGCCTAGCAATTTCCTCTGATGTGGCCTGACCCGCTTCATCATTATCGAGTGCCACTATCACCCGAGATGCCGACTTTATTTTCTTCTCAGCAGCCCATAAGAACTTGAATTTGTTATCATCTTTAGGGTCTATGGCACCGTTAGTAATCTTGTTTACTGCACCATTTGGTATGGATACTACACTCTCGTATCCTGTTTCCATGTAGGCCAGCGCGTCCATCTCCCCCTCACAAATTATGAGATCATCGTTGCGCTGAACCGCTTCAATGTTGAAGAATGTTTGAGGCGCACCATTGCAAATGAATGCCTTGGCTTCAATCGATCTGACTTTGTATGCGTACTCTTGTCCCTTGTTGGTGTAAGGGAACATGATGCTCTCTGTCTCTTTTCCGACAGGCTGCATCCATGATTTGGTTGATACTAATCCAGCCTTCAGTGCCGTGGCTTCGCTGATACCTCGGCTACTCAACCAAGCTATTGCAGCTCCTGATAGAGGCATCTTGTTTACGTTCTTTGCGACTGACATTGGCTCCACTTTCCTAGTCTCTGGCAAGCTCTCCCGCATAGGTACAATTCCCTCCTGATCACAGTGCCAGCAGTTAAAAAGTATCTTGTCTTGTTCTATGCGGAGAGAAAGCGTTTTATCGTGTTTGTTTTTGCGGCCTTGGCTACAGCTCGGGCATTTTATTTTGTGTTGTCCTTGCCCTAATCTGTAAGCCTCGCCACGAACTTGTTGTTCGATTTGCACGGCTATTCTCCTACTCTGATCCGGCGATCATACGAGACAAAAACGGCACCAGTCAACGGGTCATATTTTTCCCGCCTAATATATTATATTATAATATACTCTACCGTTATAATTTATCGACTACCTATACTCTACCGATAACAAGGTAGTCTGGAATATCTTTTACATCACATGAGCGGACGCGAATTATTGTCCTTGGGTTCTCTCGGTCCAGCCCCCAGTATATAAATTTCTGCTTCACCTGCCGATCATTTTTGTAGATGCGGCACTGCATGCAATCGAGGATCAAGCTCTCATCGAGATCGGGCCTACGGCTGGCGTAGTAGATCATCATCTCAACCTGAACATCTTCAGTCGTTGGCACCTCTAGCTGGGGGCATTGCAGCTCAAACTGTTTGACGTAATCCCTAGCCTTCTGAGATTTTATTAATGCCGGACGCCCACGAATAGTAACCATTTTCCTAGAGTTAGCCTTAGATGCTGGCTCTCCAAGAGCCGTAAATGTTATGTCGAAATGACTCATATTGACCCTTAAACATTCTATTTGACTTTACATTCTGCCTATGATCTAACATCAAAACAGTGGAGAAAACAATGAAAATTACAAACAATCACAACCTGCCGGATGCGTTCCTAAACTTTGCCAGAGATGACAAATACTCACGAGGCAAGGCGGACATCAGCGTCACGACATTGATCGATGGACCTCGCATCAGGTTGATGAAAGACTTACATTCCGAAGAGCTTGAGACAGACGTAGTCGATATGATTTGGGCTTTGTTTGGCACTGCGGTCCATCATGTTTTGGAAAGTGCCGACGATCCCGCGAA